CGAACGCTGTCAGGGGTTGTCACAAGCGGGCGAACGCCTGTGCCCTAAACAGGGACAGTGGTCTTCGGACAATGGTTGGCAACCATTCGTGTTTGTGACGCTCCGCTTTTAAACGGAGATCCATGATGACCAACAAGGGTAAGTCCTCCAACAAGAGGAACAAACCTTCTGGCACCGATTCCGCAAACTCTTGGGGAATCCGGACCAGTTACACATTCGGCTCCGCCACTATCGTGAGCGGTGTCGATTATCCAGTACCTCACTCTCAGACTCGGTACTTTGCCGAGAAGAGAAAGCCTGTATCAGGCAAGTCGCCGTTAGTTAACGGCTGGCGTGCCCCTACTGGTTTTCAGGGTTTCGTTGCGAAACTACGCCCTGGAGGTGCATTTGATTACACTACTGGAGACGTTACCATACTCCGCCACTATGGCGGAATGGGGTACTCGTTCAAGTCAACCGACTTTTACTATGGTTGTCTTACCAGCAGTAATCAGATCCCGCGTACTTCGACGAATCTCGTCAACCGTGCGCAGGTGGAGTGTGTAAATAAGATCAAGGAAGACTCGGCTAACCTTGCGGAAAGCCTTGCCACTCTTGATCAGACCCTGGGAATGCTCGCAGGGTCGGTCATCAGGTTGAGTCGCGCCATTCACTATGCCCGTAGGGGCCAGTGGAAGCGCTCAGCCGACGTAGTCTTCGGATCCAAAGGATCACCTAACTACGTCCCTAGGACGTTTGGTGAGTATTCTGCCGGTGTTTCACAACACTGGTTGGAATACATCTACGGCTGGAAACCTCTTATCCAGGACATTATGTTCTTGCTCGAGCTCGCGAAACAACAGAATCGCGATAAGAACAAGTTCATAACTGTCACACGTAGACTTGAGGAACCGGAGCCGCTCCCGAAAAAGGTAACTTCGGGGGCAGGCACGTGCTACATGTCTGGCGAACGTACCAATGGTGTGTTCGTTAGATGTGATTGCACGTTGTCGAGTCCGGCGCTATTCCTACTCGATCAGTTGGGTCTTGTAAACCCATTACTGCTCGGGTGGGAACTCATTCCTTACAGCTTCCTGATCGATTGGATCCTTCCAATCGGTCACGTGCTGCAAGCATTAACGGCATCCTTCGGGGTGTCGTTTAAGGGTATGAGTACGACTACTTATACCAGAATGACCCTTCACCAGGAATGGAGTAACTATTCCGGTTCCTGGGGAGGTACGCCCATTTCGTGTGATATTCACACGAAGTGTTGGAAGAGAGTGACTTTCACGTCATTCCCCCTTCCGAGACTCTACTACAAATCGCCCTTTACCTCTCTTACACGACTGGCAACCGCGTTAGCGTTGCTTACATCACGAAGATAGGAGCTAGGTGAGATGCCTGCACTTCAGAGTATCTCGATCAACGATCGAGCAACTCCGACCCCCGTGGCTCACGTTTTCCAGCCCCGTGACGTTCAGAACGGCACGGGCCTGGTGGTGAGCAATTCGGGTGTCCCCGTCGGCGAAGAGAAGCTGACGGTTTCGATGCGGAAGTCCGCGTCGAAGTTCCGGGGTAAGCTGACGCTTACTGTTCCGGTTGTTCAGACTGAGACCGTTAACGGGATTTCCATCCCGGTGGCGGTCCGGACTGCCTATGCGACCCTCGATGTCACCTTCGATGAGACTTCGTCCACTCAAGAACGGACGAACCTCATCGGGATGCTCGCGGATGCGCTTGGAACGTCCAAGACCCTGGTTCACAATACCCTTGTGGGCCTGGAGGGAGTCTACGGCTGATGCGCTTCTTGCGTGTCTTCTCGATGCCGATTTTCGTCGGCGCTCTCTCTGCCTGTTCAGCTGACTTGGCTGGCCCCGATCAGGGGTCAGTTGGGTTCAACTGGCAGGTAGTCTCTGAACACCAGGGCGATCAGCCCTAACATTCTGAGGAGAACTCCTGAATGTCTACGTCGAAACGTGGCCACAAGAGTGGACGAACAAGACGTAACCCGAACTTCCTTTCCCCAAGCATTCGTCAAGAGATTGACGGAAATCTGCGTTCCCTCTTTAATCGAGAGACTGAAGCAGAAACTTACCGGGGTAGAGAAATCCTTTCTCTATTCTGGAGTAAGTACTCGTCGCCAGGGCTTTCTACCATCACAGGTAAGAAAGACTCGACGCCGCGAGAGCGTAAGGAGAGAGCCATCGCAAAATGGCTGCGCGCGAATGATCGCTGTCGAAAGACCAACCTTCGTCTTAATGACGGGGTTGAGATTAGCTTCAGGTCCAAGCGGTCTCGAAAGGGTTTCATAACCTCCTCCGAGATTTTAACTTGGGCTTCGAAGTTCATCTGCGACACCATCGGAGCCGAACCCCCACTTGACATGGGGATTTCAGCCTTCTCTGGGGGTGCCTCAACACGCGTAAAGCGTGGACCAGGCACCATCGCCTCTAAGTTCGAGGGAAAGGCGCACGTTAGTGCTTCTGCCCTGCCATGGTTTGTGCCGCTCATGGAGCGGTATGGACTATGGCGGGATGATTCTCTACGCTACGAAGCGTTCGAGATCATTGAGCACAGCGTGATGTTCACCGTACCGAAGAACTCTGAGATTGATCGCGTGGCTTGTAAAGAGCCCGAGATCAATATGTATCTTCAGAAGAGCGTTGGAGACTTCTTCAGACATCGTCTGAAGAGATCTGGAATTGATCTGAACGATCAAACCCGGAACCAGCGCCTCGCTCGCCTTGGGAGTTATCGTAATGGACAATCTGCTTCTCGCAGACTATCCACTCTCGACCTTTCTTCGGCAAGCGATACTGTTTCTACTGAGCTCGTTAAACAGCTCTTACCATCTGGTTGGTTCGATTTACTTGACGCTCTACGCGTTAAGTGGACCGTCCTTCCTAGTGGTGAAACAGTACCTCTGGAGATGTTCTCTTCGATGGGTAACGGGTTCACGTTCGAGCTAGAGTCCCTTATCTTCTGGGCTCTTACTCGTAGCGTGGCCTTCCTATCGAGATCCAAAGGGACAATCAGCGTCTATGGGGATGATATCATCGCCCCCAGGGACGTAGCATTGCACCTTCAGCGTGTCCTTCCATATTTTGGCTTCATCCTGAACAAGGATAAAAGCTACGTTCGCGGTTTCTACCGTGAATCGTGTGGTAAGGCATGGCTGTTTGGATCTGATGTCACACCAGTGTATCACCGTGAGTATATAACCGAGATGACGCAAGTCATACGGTTATATAACCAACTGCTACGGGTCTGTGTTGACCTCGGCGATTTCGCCGACGAATTCCTTCTCCGTGCAGTTCAAATGCTTTTGGGATATATCCCTCAAGCACTTTACGGTGGCCATGATTTCGACAGCATAACAGCTGCCGTTACTTGGCATGCACCACGGAAGCTCCTAAAGGAGTCCGTGCGTAAAGTCTCGACCTCAGAGGTCGGGGCCTACGTTCAGTGGCATCATGAGGCTGAGAGGCTAGGTCCCTCACGGGAGCCTCTCATGACTTCCTGCGCCAGTGTTACAACTGGTGTCTGGGTTCTCAGACCCAACAGGGAGTCTCGGTACGACCGAGAGCAAGCGTCTGCCGTACGGCACACGCTGTTGACAGTGCTCCCGTCAGTGACTGACGGAAAACTGTCCCTCGGCTCCCCGTAAGGGGAGTGGGTGGTTGGGATTGAACCCCCAACTACATGGTATAGAGCT